GATCGCCGCCGGCGGCGTGATCGACACCAGCTTTTCGGTCTGCTGACGAATCATGGACTATTCCCCTCCGGGTTAGCTTGCCGCCGTCTTGAGTGCCACCACCGGGCCGGCGTTGGACGAATCGCCGACGTCGTGATGGATGATGTCGACCCGCTGAGTGGCGAGAATGCCGATCTGATCGAACTCGAAGTAGCGATCATCGCTGGTCCGCAATGCGACACCGCGGCGCTCGCCCATCGTGGTCGTCAGCCGCAGGTCGCCGAAGTAGCACTTGATCTTGCTGGTGTCGCTTCCCAGCGTGCCGTTCAGGACCTGCGCGACGATCACCGGGTAACCGAGGAAGCTCCGCGCCGTGGCCCCGGAGATCATGTCGACGGTGTTGCCGCCCGCCGCGTACATCAGATTTTGCATCGACGCCGCGAACCCGCTGGCGTGGATGAACCACGCCGCATTGGGCAGGGCGTAGGCCGGCAATTTGGCGATGGTGTTGGTGAAATCAGCCATCGTCAGCGTGTCGAAGCCGACGTGGCCAGTCGGCGCGGTGTAGATGCCCGCCGAGCCGATCTTGTTGGCCAGGCCGACGATGCCGCCATAGGTCGACGTGCCATCGCCGAGGAACCCGCACTGGTCTTCCTTGAGCGCGAAGGCGTAGGCCACTTCCTGAGCCAGATCGCCAGCGATGGAGATCACCGCGTCATCGGCCAGCTCGGTCGAGTAGCGGGTGAGAACGGCCATCTTGCGGGCCGTCAGGGTGACAGCGTCCCAGCTCTTGTCGCTCGCCCCCGCGGACATGTCCGCGTTCTCGGTCGTGAAGAACGCGGTCAGGCCGCCGGCCCGGCGCGGAATCACCATGACATCGCTGGCCATCGGCAGCACCTGCACCCGCTGCCGGAAGACGCCGTACTGCTCGCGCAGGTCGATGACGGCGCGGTTGAATTCCTCAGGGACGAGATACCCGCCAGCCGTGTTGCTGGTGGTGCCCATGACGGCGCCGATCGCCAGACCGTGCTCCTGGCAATACTGCCGGCTGGCAGCGTGGCCGAACAGGGTGGCGGCCAGCCAGGATCCGGCCCGATAGGCTTGCTCCTGGGTCGCGTAGCCTCGCGGCGGTCGACCGGCCGGGACCACATAGGGTCGTTGCTCGCCGGTGCTGCCCGGCTGAACCGGCTGGCCAACCCGCGGCACCGGCGCCGCCAGCGATGCCTCGGCCGACTCCAGCTTTTCGAGCTGGTGAATCTTGGCCTGGAACTTGTCCGCCTCGGTCAGTTTGGCGTCGACCGCCGCCTGCTCCTCGGCCGTCAGGTCGCGGTTCTCACCCTTGGCCGCGTCGACCATCGCCCGCGCCTCGGCGATCAGAGCCGCCCGCTTGGCCCGTAGTTCGTTAAGATTCACGTCTTCCCCTCCCGTGCCAGGGAAAACGCGAACGGCCGCGGTCCCTGGCAGAAACCCGTAGGTATCTGCTTCGGTGAACCACGGCCGCGACGGCGGACGCCGGTGTCACAGCGGCATGGGGCGTTGGCCCCTGCCCAATTGCTAGTAGGTTACCAGTGTAACCCAGATCCCAAGTCTGTCAAATCATCTCAGCCAATCGGACCTCCGCCGACGTCCGCGCCAGCGTCGACACATCGGCCCCCAGCCGACGAAGAGTGTCCTCCCACGTCGCCACCCGGTCAGCCATGCCCTCAGCGACAGCGGCATCCGCGCCGACCATCCGACCCTGACCGAACCCTGACTTGACCGTCTCCTGGCGGCGCCCACGGCCACGGGCCACGTCGGCGGTGAACATCTCATAGTAGCGGTCCACCTCGCTCTGGAGGAATGCCCTCGCCTCCTCGGACAGCGGCTCGAACGGGTGCCCCTCGCTCTTGTACTTGCCGGCGCTGACGACGGTGGTCTTGACCCCCTCCATTTCCTGCGACTTGCTCACATCCTTGTGCGCCGCAATGACGCCGATTGAGCCGACCTCTCCTCCAGGAGTGACGACTACTTCCGTCGCCTGGGACGCGATCCAGTAGGCGGCGCTGGCCGCGACGGAGTTTGCCACGGCGACAATCTTCTTTTCGTTGCGGGCTGCGCGGATCTTGGCCGCCAGTTCGGCCACGCCGTATACCGACCCGCCGGGACTGTCGATGTGCAGGGCGATCGCCTTGATCTCGGGATCGGCCACGGCGGCATCGAGCAGCCGGCCGGCTGTCTCCGTCGACGTGCCCCCCGAGGTGAATACGCTGGGTCGCTGACTGATCGTGCCCATGATCGGGATCACTGCCACCTTACCCTTCGGCCGCGGCGGTGGCGGTTCCGGGCGGGCCGCCTCGATCTCAGCAGCGGTCGCCTTCTCGCCCCGGCAGCGCGCCAGAAGGATCGCCTGGAGCGCGGCTAGTTTCGCCGGCAGAATCGCAAAAATGGTGCGACAAAACGCATCCAGCACCAGCGGATAGCGGCAGGTGTCGCCCTCGACAAATGCCTTCAGGTCGTGCTCGCTCAGCATTGATCGGCCTCCTCATCATGCTCCACCCACGCGGCCAGTTGTGCCGGCCGTTCCGTCTCCCACCGCTGACACAACCGATCGACTTCGGCGGCCAGATCGGTCGGCTTGCAGCGCCCGGCCAGGTCCAGCAGCGCTCGACGGCTATTATCACAGTGCCTTTCAGCAACTGGGCCAGCAGGCAGCACGTCCACCCCGCGGACCGCTACCCACAGCTCACACGCCGGGCCGATGGCGTCGGCCAGTACCGCTGCGTGCCGCTCGTAGATCTCTTCCACGGCGTCAAGAAACTTGGCCGGCTTGCCGGCCGCCCGCCGCAGGCTCTCGCACTCACGTCGCACCATTCGGGCGGCGGCGTCAATCAGCACCGCCCGCGCGGCTTCCCGCACCGGCCCCGAGGCGTCCGCCGGCATAGGATTCCCCATCTTGTCGGCCGACACGCCGGCGCCGGCCGGCGGTGGGTCGCCGGCCTGGTCCATAGTCGGCGGCGCATCCACCGGCGCCAGGTTGAGCGGCCGGTAGTAGGTCTGCCCGTAACCGCCGGGGATCGGGTTGCGGTTTTCGATCTCTCTCCATTCGTCCTGGGAGATAGCCCCGTTGAGGAACTGCATCTGCAGCGCTGCGGTGCGGCTGGCCACGTCACCCCGCAGCAGCCCGTCAACGAGGTGTTCGACGACGACTTCCCGCCGCAGTTCCGGTGCCACCAGTTTGCGCAGGTATTCGCCCTCCCACCGAACCAGCCAGGGGCGGATGGTGTGCGTGACGAAGTCGAGTGCGAATTGCTCCACCGACGCATACGTTGCCGCTTTGGACACGCCCAGCTTGAATGGGGGGATGTTGAGCCAAAGACCTACCTCTTCCCTCTGGAATGCCCGCGACTCAAGGAACTGTGCGTCCTCGGGGGGAATGCCGATATTGGTGTAGGTCCAGCCACCCCACAGAATGCCGGTTTTGTTTGCGTTCTCGCCGCTATGCCCTTTGGTCCACCCGTCGCGGAACTCGTCTCTTGCTGGTTTCGGCGGGTTGCCAGGATGGGCTAGAATGCCGCTCGGCTTGGCTCCGTTGCCGAAGAAAGTGGCTCCGAATCGCTCGCAGGCCAGGCCCAGCCCAATGGATTGCCGGGCCATCCGCACCACGCTGTATCCGGTCAGGCCGTCGAACCCCAGACCAGGGACGTGCAGCACGTCGGCCGCGGCGATGAAGCGGTCCGCCGCCCCCGGCTGCCGCAGCCGATAGCGCAACTGGCCCGACCCGTTTCGCTCCGGGGCCACGGTGTTTGGCAAGAGCGGCCACAGGTACATCGGGTTGCCGGCCCCGTCCCGCTGGATCTCCGCATAAGCGTTGCCCCAGGTGACTACGTGCGCTTGCAGCGTCTCCCGGAACACCATCGAGGTCATTTCGGGGTTCGGCTCGTCATGCAGCAGAGCATACAGTGGATCGTTCGGCGACCGCTCCTTGCCACCGCCCGGCAACCGGCGGTACACGATCAGCGGCAGGCTGGCCACGGCTTCCGCGATCAGCCGAACGCCGAACCAGAACGCGGAATAGGTGAGCGCCCGCGTTTCGTCCACCGGCACCCCGGCAGCAGTCGGCTCCCCACCGCGTACCCAGTCGACCAGCCATTGCGCCGGCGACGCCGTCCCGCTGGTCGACGCGGCCCCCAGCAGCTTACCGAGAAGGTCCATTGCGGACATGCCCCCACACGGCGCCCAGGATCAGCAGCCCGCCACACACGAAACAGCCGATGGCCGGGGACAGCAGGAAGCCGCCGAACCCGACCAGTCCGAACCCGACCAGTGCTGCAGCGTCTCTTACCAAAAGTCCACCCCCCCGCCGGTGTAGGCCGGCGACAGCATCCCACGGGCCAGCGCCATGATGCCGGCCACCACACCATCAATCTTGCGGTGGTCGTCGGGCCGCGGTTTGACCGGCCGTTTGTTGCAATTGGCGTCCGTCCGCACCTGCACATGCCCCGCTTGCCAGGTCAGAATCGGATGCCCGCTGTGCTCCAGCCGGCCCGTGATGACCAGCCGCTCGAAGTCGGCAGTCGGGCCAGCGAACGCGGTGATCGTCTGGGGGAACTCAATGCGGGACACACCGGTTCCCTCTTCGACCGTGCCTCCCTTGTCGTCCATGACCCCTTGTTCGAGCGCCTGCGTCGTCTCGTCCGCATACGTTTTGTCATAGGCCAGTTCGCGGATATTAAACCTCGCGGCCAGCCGGCGGAAAGCGGCGCGAACGAACCCGTAGTCGACCGCGCTGCCGGGGGTCAGAGCGAGATGCCCGGCCCTGGCCCACGCCAGAAACGGCGCCAGATGATTGAGCTTGCGGGCCGTCTCTTCGGGTAGCCAGAAGTACGGTAACAACCGCCACGACTCCGGCTCCTCCCCACGGAATGCCAGTACCAGAGCGGTCATGTCGCGCGTCTTGGACAGGTCCAGCCCGGCCCAGCAGTCCTGTCCCTCCAGGTCAGCCTCGGTGAAATCTCGCCGGCACGCGGCCCAGTCCGCTTCCCGCAGCCACGGACTCGCCGACTGCTGCCAGACGTTCAGCCGATACATCTTGAAGTCGGCGAGGTCGGATAGGGAGACTTTCGCCGTCTGGTAATCCTGCAAGAACTCAGCCGGCTTGATGGTGTGTCCCCATGCCGGGTTTGCCGCCTTGCCCCACTTGACGGGGTCGGCCTCCAGGTCGGCGTCCGCCAGATCTTGCGGCGCCGAGTAGGACACGAATAACAGCTGCTCGTCCTCGAACTCGCCCGACTCCACCTTGCGACCGTAGTCGTATCGCTCCTTGCCGTACCCGTCCGGGTTGCTGCCTGCGGTACTCACCTCGATGTGCAGCGGCTCCGATCGAGAGATGCCGGCGCCGCGGAGGATCTTCATCAGTCGCCGGTCGACGACGTGCGTCTCGTCGACCATCAGCGACCCGTTCAGTCCCTCTTGGCTTTGCGGGTTGTCGCCGGCGACGACCTTGTAGAAACTGCTGGTCGGCTGGTGAGTGATTTGCCCGGTGCTCTTGTTGACCTGACATTCTGCCGACAACTGAGGGGACCGTCGCACCATCTCCAGCGCGTGGGTGTGCGAGATCATGGCTTGCTTGCCGTCCTTGGCCACGCTGTAGACCTTCTGCCCCATCTCGCCGTCGCCGCACAGCAGGTACAGACCCCATGCCGCCAGCGTTGGAGACTTCTTGTTCTTCTTCGGCACCCAGACCGATGCCCGCCGGAACCGGCGAACCTCTCGCCCCCAATCCTCGCTATGCCGCACCCAGCCGAACAGCCGCCGCGTCACCTCGTCCTGCCAGTCCCGCAGCTCCATCAGCTGGCCGGCGAATTCCCCTTCGTAGAGGTGGCACGTCTGCTGAATCCAGCGCACGGCGTGCTCGGCCCGCTCCTCGTCGAAGCGGCATCCTGACGCAGCAGCCCGCTCGTCCGCGACATTGCGGACCCATTGCCGGGTCACCCGGTCGGGCGTCACCTTCCCACGCTTGCGGGCCATCGTCGGCACATCACCCCCGCTTGCGAGCCGCCACCGGCAGCCGGCCCCCGCCGGCATCCACCCGCAGCTTGTTTCGATCGGCCGGCGTCAGGCCAAATCGAGACGCCAGTCGATCGAAATTGGTCGTCGCGATCCCCACCTGCAGCATCAGCTGATAGGTGTTCTTGTCGGCCGGCGCCTCATCGAGCCGGCGGGCGTAAGTCCGATACCTCGCCCACCACTCACACATCATTGCCAGCGATGGCGTATCACACGCCGCCGCTATTCGCGTGGCGACCAGGCCAGGCACCACCTTGTGCCAGAACGCCAGCGCCTCGCCAGCGAGGTCGGGAGGCGGCTGCGGTGTGCCGCCAGGCAGCACCAACGTCGACGGATCGCCGTCCCGGTCGGCGCGGAACGAGCCGTCGAGGATCTTGGCCGCCACCGGCTTTCTTGGCCTGCCCATTTGCCACCAAACCCCTTTTGCAATCCCCGAAAAATGCGTGCGAG